GGTCGACCACAGCGTCATCACTCTCGCCTGGAAAGCGAAGCAGTACGACGATGCTGCACGGAAAGCCCCTGCCACGAAGGAACAGCTTCGCAAGGCTCCGCAGCCGATGCGCCCCGGAGCGGCCAAGCCGCCCGGATACGCGCAGGCCCGAGCGATCCGCGAAGCCACCGAGCAAGCGGCCAAGAGCGGGAGCATTGATGACGCGATTCGCGTTCAGATGCTCAAGCAGCAGGCCGCGCGCAGGTAACTCGCCCCTCCGCGGGGCGCAGAGGCAGCATCCATGGCGCAGTTCACTGGCACCTACGACGCCTACGACGCGAAAGGTCTTCGCGAAGACCTCCAGGACGACATCTTCCGCGTGACGCCGACCGACACGCCCTTCGTCAGCAGCATCGGGCGGACCACGGCCAAGGCGGTATTCCACGAGTGGCAAACGCACTCGCTCGCCTCGGTCGACACCACGAACAAGCAGATCGAAGGCGACGAGTTCAGCTACTCGGACCCGACCGCCACCGTGCGGGTCGGGAATCGCCTCCAGATTCTCCGCAAGTCCTACATCATCTCTGGCACGCTGGAGGCCGTCGACAAGGCGGGACGCGACAGCGAGATCGCGTTCAACCGGGTCGTGAAGGGTCTGGAACTTCGGCGCGACATCGAGGCCATGTGCATCGGGAAGAACGTGTCCTCGGCCACCGGCAACTCGACGACTGCCCGAGAATGCGGTCCGCTGGCTTCGTGGCTGACCACGAACGACAACGGCGCAGGCGCATCGCCGTCGAGCCGCGGGACGGGTGGAAGCTCGACCGGCTTCTCGGGCTCCAACACGGTCGCGGCTACGGACGGGACGACACGCGCCTTCGATCAGCCGATCCTCGATGGCGTGATCGGCAAGTTGTACGACAACTCGGGGATGGTCGACGACGTCGTGGTCTTCGCCGGCAAGAAGCAGAAGCAGGTGCTCACCGGCTTCGACGGCATCGCGGGCACCGTGTTCCACGAGGCGAAGGACCGCACCATCGTCTCGACGGCCGACGTGTACGCGAGCCAGTTCGGCGACATCAAGATCATGCCGAACCGCTACATCCGGCAGACCTCCAGCGTGGACCGAGAGGTCTACCTGGTTCGTCCGTCCTACGCGAAGCTGGCGGTGCTGCGGCCCATCCAGGAGCTGCGCCCCGCCGTGACCGGCGACGCGGAGAAGCGCGTGCTCATCACCGAATGCACGTTGCAGGTGGACAACGAGGCGGCGCACGGAGTCTGCGCGGACCTCAGCTAGAGCAGAGCGGGCCGGGCGTACTCGGTCGGCTCTCGCCGAGTCGCGCCCGGCCCATCTCCTGCTCGGGAGAAGTGCATGGCATCGGGGAGCAACCGCCGCAAGCTGATGGCCGAGGCAGTCGTGGTGGGCTCGACCTCGACGAGCGGCGCTACGGCTGAATCGTCGCAGGCGCAGTCCTTCGACGCGGTGACCTACTATGTAAACGTGACGACCGCGACGGCGGGCTCGATCACGTTTGTGATCCAGTCGAGCCCGGACGACGGTACGACCTGGGCAAGTCTCTCCTCCGCCGAGATGACGGGTGACACCGCCGCGATCTCGTCGACGGGAATGAAGCACATCTCCTCGAACGCGCCCATCGGTGTCCGAACGCGGCTGCAATACACGATTGCCACCGGACCGTTCGCCTTCACCGTCTATCCCTGCTTCCAGAAGGCCGGGACGGTGTTCTAGATGAGCGCGGTGCGACGTCGCGTGTTCTGTGACGTTCAGGACGGACGCGAAAAGATCGTCGTCAAAACCGTGCAGGACGTGGAGGAGATTCGGCGCATCAACGAGATCACGCGACTCGCGAACGGGAGCGGAACGTCATCGCTCTGGAAGAAGCGCAATTACGTGAAGATCGCGTCGATCCCGCTCGCGGTCGTAGACCAGTGGTGGCAGCGCGGCATCCGCTTCACCGACCCGGATGCGTGGCCGGTCATCAAGAAACTTCTCAACGACAAAGACTATGAGGGCTTGCGGACAGCGCCTGGGAGGTTCTGAGGGGTGGCGCTGAGCAACTACAGCGATCTCGTGAGCGCAGTGGGCGACTGGCTTGCGCGTTCCGACCTGGCAGCGCGCTCCCCGGACTTCATTGCGCTGGCCGAGGCGCGCATCAACCGCGAGCTGCGCGTGCGCGAAATGCTGGATCAGGTGTCGAGCAGCGTTTCGGAGCAGACGATCGCGCTCCCGTCGGACTTTCTAGAGGTGTACCGCCTCACGCTCGACACCGAGAACGACGTTCCGCTCGAATACCGTCCCATCGAGGACAGCGAGCTGCGCGTGGCGGGCTTGACGAGCGGTCAGCCGATGTGGTTCTCGATCCTCGGAGACGACATCCAGCTCTACCCCGCCCCAGACGGAACCTACGACTACACGCTCGACTATTACGCGCGCGTTCCCGCGCTGACCTCCTCTGCCACCACCAACTGGCTGATGACAAAGGCCCCGGACCTCTACCTGTTCGGCGCGCTGTGCGAGGCCGAGTCGTTTCTTCAGAACGACGAGCGCATCGCCATCTGGGAGGCGAAGTTCCAGGCGGCCAAGCGTTCGCTAAACGGAGCCGATCAGCGCGCGAAGCGGTCGAGTGCGCCGCGTCGCATGCGGGTGGTGTCCTGATGTCGCCGCAGTTCGAGCTCGGCGCGTGGACCCCGGATCAGCCGGAGGTTTCCAATCAGGCGCTCGCTGTGGCGCGAAACGTATTGCCGCGCGCGAGCGGCTACGACTCGCTTCCGACCCTCTCCTCGGCCAATGCGGGCTCTCTCAACGCCCTGTGTCGCGGGGCCTTCACGGGGCGCGCTCGCAACGGCACGAACTTCACCGTCGCCGGGTCCGCGACACAGCTTTCGCTCGCGACGACGGGATCACTGTCGAACGTCAGCAACGGCGGCGGCTCCCCCTACACGCTGACGAGCGACAACTGGTGGTCGTTCGCGCTGTTTGGCAACCGGATCATTGCGTCCAGCCACTCGGACGCTCCCGAGTCGTTCGTGGTGGGGACGAGCACGCAGTTCGCGGCGCTCTCGGCCGATGCGCCGCGAGCGCGTCACATGGCGGTGGTCCGAGACTTCCTCGTGCATGGGAACATCATCGGCCGCGGGGCCAATGCGGGGACCATCGGAACGGCCGAGGAAGCGGTGCAGTGGAGCGCGGTCGATGACCCGACCTCTTATCCGGCTGTTGGGACCAGCTCGGCAAAGGGGGTGCAGTCCGATTGGCAGCCGCTCACCGGGAACGGTGGACAAGTGACCGCGCTGATCGGCGGAAGCGACTACGGGCTCGTGTTCCAGGAGCGATCGGTCTGGCGCATGGACTACGAGGGCGGAGACACGTTCTTCCGCTTCACGCCCATCGAGGAGAACCGGGGATGCTGGATTCCCAAGGCTGCCATCCGCGTTGGCGGTCTGACGTTCTTCCCGGCCGAGGACGGCTTCTTTGCAACGGATGGGTTCCAGACAGTTTCGATCGGGAATGAGCTTGTCGATCGGTTCTTCCTCGAATCGTTCCAAGACGACACCGAAGCGCGCCTCTCGGTGGCCTACTTCCCGTCGTGGAAGTGCATCGGATGGCTCTACATGGGGCCAAACGCAAGCTCCGAGCTGTGCAACAAGATGCTGCTGTTCAACGTCGTGTCGCAGCGCTGGTCCGAGGCGACCGTGTCGGCCGAGTGGCTGGTCGCGGTTCTCCCGTTCGCAACGTCGCTCGACTCCTATACAGCGGCCGGCGTGATGGACACGGGTGCACTCTCCGCCGTCAATCTCGACTCCCTCCTCGGCACTGCACGTCGCGAGCCCGGAGCCTTCAACGCTTCTCACGCGCTTGCCACGTTCTCTGGCTCACCCGGAACGGCCGTCATCGAGACGCACGAGTTCGAGCCGGCACCGGGCCGAGTGGGGTATCTGCGCAGCCTGCGTCCCGTCTACGACTCTGGTGAATCGGGATTTGTTGCGCAGGCGCTCACGCGTCAGCGTCTCAGCGACACGCAGACGGCATCGAGCGGAGCATACGAGGACACGACCGGCAAGCACAATCTGCGCGTCTCTGGGCGCTACCTCGCTGCGCGCTTCTACGGCTACGGCGAGTTCACGAACTTCTCCGGCTTCGATGCGGACGTGGCCGTGCGAGGAGCGCGCTGATGGCAGGTCCTGCACGCACAGCAACACCGATGCCGCGACGCGGCGGAGAGCGACTTCGCGCGCGAACGCTCGACGACCTGCAATCGCAACG